GCGGCGATTCAGGAGTACGGCGGCAAGACGAGCGCGCATGAGATCCTGCCCGCGAAGGGCAACGTGCTCGCCTTTGTCGTCGGCGACGCCCAGCATTTCGCCCGCCGGGTCGAGCATCCAGGCTCAGCGATCCCCGAGCGCTCCTATTTGCGTTCGGCGCTCGATGACATGAAAGACGAGATCGTCGCGGCTCTCGCCGGCGCCGCGTCTGAGGCATGGGGGAGCGCATGACCCGCGAAGCGGCCTTCTCGGCGCTGTTCACGGCCGTCTCTTCGGCCTATCCGTGGGGCGTCGCATCGCGGCGAATGAAGCTATGGAGCGAGGTGCCGGCCGCGCTGCGCCCGGCGTTCTTCCAGCTCGAGTCGGGGCCGGAAACCTATCAATGGGCCTCCCCCGCGACGCCGAAGCGGACGCTGGAGGCCAAGCTCTTCCTCTATTTCGACGCCCGTGACCCGACGACGCCAGGCGCGACCGCGATCAACAACGCCCTCGACGCGATCGACGCGGCGCTTGCGCCGGCCAGCTCCAACGTCGGCCTCGGGCGCCAGACCCTCGGTGGCGCTGTGTACGATTGCAAGATCATGGGCGTGCCGGTGCGCGACACGGGCGACCTCGACGGCGACGGCCTTGCGGTGGTGACGGTCAGGCTCATCGAGCCCTGAAGCGGCGTCGCCCGTCGTCCTGCATGCTCTGACGGGAGCGCATTGGCGTTGTCGTCGACAGCGCGCCGACCCTCACATTAACCTCTTGACGGAGTTAAAGCTCATGTTCGTATTCGGCTCGGGCGTGCTGATCGGCACGCAATTGAACGTCGCCAATCCGACCCCGATCAACTTCGGGCTGGTCCAGAAGGTCAGCGTCGACACGTCGGTCAGCGTCAAGGAACTCTACGGCCAGTATGCGTTCCCGGTGGCGGTCGGCTCGGGCACGCGCAAGGTGCAATGCAAGGCCTCCCTGGCGCGCTTCAGCGGCCAAGCTATCGGGCGCCTGTTCTACAATCAGGTTCCGACGGCCGGCTCGACGATCTCGGCGTTCGCCGAAGTGCATAGCGTCCCTGCAACCGGCCCGTTCACGATCACCGTCACCAACTCGACGCATTTCCTGGCCGACCAGGGCGTTGTCTACGCAGCGACCGGGCTGCCGCTCATCGCTGTCGCCTCGGCTCCCGCGACGGGCCAGTACGCGGTCAACTCCGCCACGGGTGTCTACACTTTTGCCACAGGCGATCAGGGTCAGGGCGTTCTGATCTCCTATACCTACAGCTCGACGGCTGCGACGACCGAGAATTTGGCCATCGCCAACCCGCTGATCGGCCCAACCTCGACCTTTTCGGCAACACTGTTCGCGACCGATCCTACGACCAACGCGCAATTCTCGGTGACGCTCAACCAGTGCGTCGCCAGCAAGTTCTCGTTCGACACCAATATCGAGGACTTCGCCAAACCGGACTTCGAGTTTCAGGCGTTCGCCAACGCCGCCGGTCAGGTCATGACCTTCAACTTCGGAGACGCAGCGTGAGCGAGGAGACCTTCGCCATATCGCTGGCCGGAAAGACCTGGTCGGCGCCGCATCTTCCGTTCCGCCTGATCAAGACGATCCAGCCGGCGCTGTTCGACGTCTATCTTGCAGCCGGTGGTTCCTCGATGTCGGCCGACTCGGTCGCGCGTCTCGACGAGAGCCAACTCGATCGTCTTGCCGAAGCGACGTGGCGGGCGGTCTCATTCGTCGAGCCCGAGCTTTCCCTGGCGAAATTTCTCGATCTTCCGTTCTCGGTCGGCGAACTGATCCAGGCCTTTCCGTCGGTCGCCAAAGCGGCCGGGCTTCGTCCGGGCCCGATCGACGAACCGCCTTCGCCTGCGCATGCGACGCCGGAGGCGTCGCAAAGCGCGGGAAAATCGATTTCGACGCCCTGATCGCTCAGGTCGTCTCCAACACCGGGTGGAGCTGGGACGGAGCGCTCGACCAATTGACCATGCCGCGCTTTCTCGCGCTGCGGGCGGAGTGGCGCCGCAACCCGCCCGTTCACTGGCTCGTCGCGGCCGCGCTCAGGTATCGCGAGCCAAAGGGCGACGCCCCGCCGCGTCAGCCAACGATCGCCGAATTGAAAGCCGCCTTCCCGAACGGCGCAATCTGACGACCCCATGTAAGATCAAGGATCAGCGATGGCCGACGCCAACGTCTCCGTCAGCTTCACCGCTTCGACCAGCGATTTCGTCTCGCAGGTCAGCGAGGCGAAGGACGCCTTGCGGAGCTTTTCGGCGCCGTTCGGCGAAATCAACCAGCAGCTGGTTTCGCTCGGAAGCGCTGCGTCCCACGCTTTCAGCGCCGATCGCCTGGCGCCCTATCGCGACGCGCTCTCCGCGACCCAATCGCTTCAGCAATCGTTCGCCGTCGACAGTGCAAAAGCCGCAGCCGCGCTGCGCCGAGGCGACGATGAGGGCTATGCCGACGCGGCAAGGGCCGCGCAACTCGCCGCCTCGGAAGAACTGCGCATCTTGGCGGAGGCCACGAAGCAAAAACTCGCCCTCTATTCCGAGGAGGTGCGCACCTACCAAATCACCCAGCAGCAGAAACTCGCCCTTTCGCAGCAAGCGCTCAACGAGGAATACGCGGACGAACTCGCCGTGCTCCAAAAAGAGGATGCTCTCGGCGACCAATCGCTTGCCGCCAAACAGCGTGTCGATGACATGATCATCGAAGCGGCGCGCCGTCGGGACGATCAGCTGGGGGCTTTGACCCGCTCCGCCTTGCAGCAGGAGGAACGCGGCTATCAGGCGCTCGGCAACTCGGTCATGCAGGCGTTCAACTCCCAGCTGCGCGGGCTTCTGACCGGAACGACCACCTGGCACAATGCGTTTCGGAGCGTGCTCCTGGATCTCACGACCAAATTCATCGAGTTTTGCGAGACAGGCGTCGAGCATTACGCCCTGGCAGAGGCGATGAAGACAGCAGCGACCACGTCGGGCGTCGCGGCGCGCACGAGCGCGGAAGCGAGCGGCGCCGCAGCCTCGCTGGGCGCGCAGGGTGCGGCGATGGTCAGGTCGATCCTCTCCTCGGCCGCGGAAACGTTCGCCGGGGTGTTCGGATTTCTCGCACCACTGATGGGACCCCTCGCCGTCGGCCCCGCCGCGGCCGCCCAAGCCACGGTCGCGGGCATGGCCGGGACCGTAGCCTCCGCCGATATCGGCATGTGGCGAGCGCCACAGGACATGCTGACCCTTATCCACCACAACGAGCTCATCATGCCGTCGGCGGAAGCCGGCGCCTTTCGCTCGATGTTGACAAACTCGGCGAGCGCGGCTTCACCCGCCGCATCTGTGGCCATTCACCCGACCACACATTTCAACGTTTCCGCGATTGACGGACCTTCGGTCGCATCATGGATGCGGTCGAATGGCGGCCACATGGCCAAGGCGCTCGACGAGGCGGTGCGGCACGGCGCGGCGCTGGGCCTGAAGAGACTGCGCGGATAGCCTTCCGCCCGCTCATGACCAATGTCACCCTTACCGGCGTTCATTTGCTCCCATCGACCGGGGAGTTCGCATACGACACGATCTCGGCGATCGGCTTTCAGCGCGGATCGAACGATCTCAACGACGCCACGATCATGAATTTCCTCAGTAGCTCGCCGGGCGCTCCGACGGACTACTCGAATGCGATCGGCCAGCTCCAGTCGCAGCATCCCGAATGCACGACGGTCAGCCTTGTCGTCGCATGGTTCTTCAATTCGGAAGACGCTTCGACCTGCAACGTCTACCCATCGACCAATTTCCTGCTCGGCGAGTTCGAACAATATGTCGGCGGCGTCTGGACGCCGGTTCACTGGATGGTTTCGAGCCTGACGGAGCAGGACTTTCCGGGCATCATCCCGCTCCCCGCGCTGTCCGGCTCGAGCAATTTCGCTTACGGCGGCACGCCGAGCGATCCAAGCGTGGTGCGCTGCATCCGCGATCTCAGAACGCGCGGCTTCAAGGTCGTCTTCTATCCGTTCCTCCTCGGCGCGGGGCCCGGGTTTCCCTGGCGCGGCCGGATCACCTCGAGCGGCGATCTCACCGCGACAGCAACGAATGCCGTCGCGACCTTCATGGGGCAGTCGACCGTCAGCGACTTCACACCGGATTCGACCAATCTGACAGTCGCCTACTCTGGCGACCTATTCGACTGGACCTATCGCCGAATGATCCTGCACTACGCGAACCTCTGTACGGTCGCGGGGGGAGTCAATCTGTTCGTGATCGGTTCGGAACTTCGCGGGCTCGAAACGCTCCGCGGGCCTTCATGGACGAAAGCGGGGGCAAGGGACGGTTCGGGCAACGCGATATGGGACTATCCGATGGTCGCCGCGCTCAACGCGCTCGCCAACGACGTGCGCGCGACATTCGATAACGCCGGCTATACGAAAAATGCGACGACGCTCGAAAACCTTATCACCTACTCCGCCGACTGGTCGAGCTGGATGGGCTGGCAGCACCCCGGAGAAGACGGCCAGTGGCCGCACCTTGATCAACTCTATGCCAGCCCGAACATCGACTTCGCTTCGTTCGACAACTATCTCCCGCTGACCGACTGGACCACCGCCAACAACGGAGGTCGCGACGGCGACGAATGGTTGAGCCCCGCGCCGACCGGCTCCTGGCCTCCGTCACCCTCTACCATGAGTGGTCTCGCGCTCAACGGGCCGCCGACGATCTATTCGACGCCCTACCTTAAAGCCGGGATTGAGGGCGGCCAATATTTCAACTGGTTCTATAGCGACAGCAACAACCTTGGCCGTGGGGTCGATCCAAACGGCACCGATTTGCAAGTCT